TACAATGAAAGACACCAGATCATCTTTTAGATTAAACTTCTTTGAAAGTTTAGTGAAATGCCATTTATCTTTTCTGTTTTCAAAAGAACTCAAACTAACATTTGTTTTCCCATTATATTTAAAGTAATCATATGATTCCTGAGTAAAATGTAGTTTGAGTGCGTTGTATATTCCAAAAGCCTCATAACCAGTTATCATATTGGCAGTCGATTACCTTTCACCTTCAATAAATTATTATTCATAGCTTCACTCTCAATCTTAGCCTTAAGGTTTTGATTGATGAGTGAAGCAGCAACCTCTATTTCAAGACCAGTTTGCTTACAGTGCTCAACTATGGCTTCAATGTAGTTGTAATCAGTGTTTGCAACTAATGATTCAATAGTTTTCGCAAATTTAAGCATTTCGTCTTTTGTCGGCATAAATTTCATACCTTACAAAGATTTTGCAAGTGGGCATTCTGGTTGATAACAATCATGTCTAGCCATAATATCTATTGCGAAACCACAAATATTACATTTATCAGATTGTGACATCAATTTCTTAGCATCTTCATTCCACGATGATAGAGAATCAACTATAAAATTTATACTACTTGGACTATTCGTGTGTTCGTTTGACAATTCTATATCAGTACCAACTATATCAATTTCACCATCAATATGAAAGGTACTTCCTTTCAAAAAATAACCGAAATTTTCTAGAATTTCATCTAACGAATCTGCATAGAATTCTGTAGAATTTTTCCAATTGGAGTATTCATCTTCACATGTAAATGTATATTTCATTTTACGACCGTTTCATAAAGAGTTTCAAATTGTTCATGTACTGCAACTTCCTCATCATAATTTTGTTTATGATATACTTTCACCATCTTAGCGACAAGTTTTTTCGGTAGTTGAAGATCCTTTGCAATATTAGTTGTTGCTTCTTTAATATAATCCTTTTCGCCTTCCATGCGTGTCAATGAATTTGAACATTCTTTCAACACAACCAGAAGTTTCTCGCGGTCAGCAGGATTACTAAGTACATTTACTGATAATTGTTGTACAGCCATAATGAAAATCTCCTATTTTATTTGTAACGTGTTCCAGATGCAGCATGAGTAACGCAGATAATATCATCACCTCTCGCATATGAGCAACGAACTGAAAGTGGATCTATTCCTTTGGAGATAGCATTTTCAATATTCGATGCCATCAATTTGCGTTCGTTCAATCCGTAAATGCAGACAGCAACAATAGCTGAAATAAGTACTACTGTTACAGAAAAAATTACCGCATAACTTTTGTTGTTTGATTCACTACTCATTAAGTTCTCCATAGTTTAAGCATTCCATTTAGTTTTGTTGTAAAAAATATGTCTACCAATATAAGCTGTTCTTCTCATATTAGGCCATCCAGGTGAAACATAATCTGCATGGTAGAAAAGAGCACCTTTAGTTGGGTCATTCATCTTATCATGATTCAAATAAAAGTTTAAAGACAAGTCAACAATACTATTATACAACGAATTGTTGCGTGTTGTCAAGCCATTATTCTTCAATATCGCCAGAGGTTTATCTTCACAATACCAAGAAAATTGGCAAACAACATATCTTTCGAAATATGTTTTCTGTTTAACTACATCGCAATATGTATTGGGAAAACGTCCACTTTTCATTCTATTCAAAGTGACAAAAGCTACTGCAATTTGACCTTCAGTGGGTTCGTGTGCAGATTCAAAGTAAATGTTTTGCGCTAAACATTCTACTTGTTTTCTTGCATCCATACTTAAATCACTAAATTTTACATTTAGTTTTGTAGGTATCGGTATTTGCGAAAAAGCAAATGCAAAGAAACCTAAGAATATAGCAAATAATATACTTGATAATACGGTTAATAAACGCATATTTTCTCCTTGTTAGTTAGAGATGTGCCGAAGCACATCTGGTCCCGTCAGGCAGACTTTTTGCTCTGTGTCTTTTCTGCTGTGATGTTAGAAACGAACCCATTCAAAGACTGAGCTTTGTTTATGATATCGTTTTCTGTGGGATAGTTGGGATATGGTGGATGATCAGGTATTGGTTGTCCGTTTAGTTTAGCGGACTCTACCTTCATATGCCACTCATTTGATAGACGCTCTTTGTTAGAATGATATTCTTCTAGCAAAAGTCCTTGCGCCATTTTTAAAAGTTCAAGACGAATCTCAAACGGTGTAAGATTACTCATTTACTTCTCCTGTGTGTTGTGTGTATATCGGCGAACCGATATATCTATTTAGTGTTTTTATTGCTTAAAGTGGTGGTTTTTCGGAACAAGTCCGGGTGATGCCACCAAACCCACTATTTCAATTAACGATTTGCGATATACATCGTGATTTCGAAACCAAAACGCATATCTTGTGCAGTAGGTTTAGTCCACATATTTCTCTCCTTTTAATATAGTGACAGTATTAGCTGTCTGTTTATGTATTGAAAAACTCATAAAAAAGTTCTACTGATAATCATTAAAAATCTATGAATATGAATTTACTTTCACATACCAAAGGTTATAGCGGGAAATTCAGCTTCTCCGAATCGATTCTCAATCAACTCAACTAAAGAATTCATACATTCTTCCTCATCTTCACCATTTATATTTAAAATTAAAACACTGTTCGAGTAAAGAAAACTACTTGCAGATAATAACATTAATTCAATTATTGATTTGCCATTTGCAGTCTTTTCTCCATGAGTTACGACTATCTCACTTTTATAGTTTAATGAAGTCTCAACAAATTTTAATGCCGCTCTAGCATGAAGTCCTAATTCATTTATAAGTTTAATTTCTTTAGTAATCATTTTTTTTCTTCTTTTTATAATTGATGCAAGGTGATTGGGTAATAAGGACACCTTGCGAAACCTCATCTAGAGTTTTTAGGCTGCTAGAGCGAACGTTTCATCGTTTGCGTTTACTTTTTTTGCTTGATTTACGGTCATCGCCTACCGTGTTGTCCATATCCTTACTCATTGCCCTGTCGAAACCATGTCACCCCCATCAAAAGCAAGTTGGAGCTACTTATTATACCAACATTCAGGAACCGTAGCGGCCGCACAGTGTCCGAAGCCATTTGCTTTTGGTGGAGGTGGCGGGAGTCGAACCCGCGTCCAGAACACCTTTCATTCTACTTCATACAACAATACTCACATTATTACATAATATAGATTATTTGTCAAGCTTTATCTACTATAAGGTTTTAATTGTTGCCCTATAGTAACTACACACAAAATATTTTCTGTATGTTTTTCTACCAAAGTCCAAGTTCCAGTATTTGGATTTACAAATAGAATTGTTGGATAAGAATTAATCGATTCTTCTGTACCGTCATTTATTTTTCTATGAGATATCATATGTAACAAAGGTTTCTCACCATATTCATCCAAAGAAGAATAAATTACTTTATCTTCGGTGCAAATTATCTTAGTTTGTATCAGATCAAATTCTTGTTGTTCAACATTCGTATTATTACCAATTGCCATTACTGGAAATAGCAGTAACGGTAGAAGAAATTTTTTCATTTGTCCAATACCTTTCGATATAAGATTGGAGTTCTTCCAGGTATTTAGACTTTTCTCTGATGAAAATCTGAGGTGTTCCTTCTTCATTTGCAATCGCCACTACTATCTGTTCTACAGGTATACCAGTTCTTTCTTCGAACATCACCGCATAAGCGGTACACTGAACAAAATAATTCTGAATCCATTCTTCTTTTTTCTCTTTTCTAGAATTTTTATAGTCAATTATTGATACTTTGTCATTCCATAGGGCAACACAATCTGTTCTACCTGCCAGTTTTAATACATCACTGTAAAGTGGTAATTCTAGACCAAAAACATCTCCAACATTCTGGTCTATGTGTGGCCTTAATTGCATGAAGAAGTCTTTTATATCAGGCATCATCATGCGAATTTTAAAATCTGTTAATTCATTCAGTAAATACTTCTCACACATTTCGTGTAATTTTGTACCCCTATCGGAAGATTTTTTAGTTATTCTATTGGCTTCTTTTTCGCCGACTCTTTGACGCCATTCGTCCAAATGTTTTTTATCGGTAGAATGGGATAGAATAGTGGTAATTGAAGGGTAGAGATTTCCTCCCGGTGTCTTATACACTCTACCCTTCTCTGTAGTTGTGGATTCTAATTCATAATCTAATCCATCTATTTTCACATGATTAAAATTCATTAAACTTTATGTTAATACAAACTTTCCTATGTTAGTGTTGTTTATTAATTGTATTTCCTGTCTATCGGAAAACCATCTTTCAAGATCATCAAGTAATTCCCTTCTCCCTAAGTTACCTCTAATATGTTGCCTTAAAATAGGTATTTTAGTGCGAGTGTCCTTTCTTTTTGCCATAGTCTCTCCTTTACAAAAGAAAGTTAGCATAATATAGAACCTTCTCAAATTATTTGTTTTTCCATTTTTCTACAATCTGATCCGTCTTAACTTGTTTAATTGATCTTCTACCATGTTGTCTACCCACTTTACTATTTGGATGAGCTTCTGCGACTTTGGATAAAACTTCTTTCCAAGTATCGTCAGTTTTCGAATGAATATCGCCGACCATACTGGATATACCAAATGTGGTCAGCACCTGTCTAATGTGGGAATTTTTTTCGAGGAGTTCTTCTTTGGATGATATACTTAAGAAATCATCAAATTCTTCTCCAGTTTCAGTATTCAAGAATCTATATGTTGGCATTATTATCTACTGCATCGATGTACCAAATGGGAGGTTGTCTCTTAGTCCATTTAGCGAAATGATTTTTCTTTTCCAAATAATATTTATGATACGATGCTAAAGAATTACCGGCAATCTTACATTCATCAGGCATCGCTGGTGTCGGATCGGTAAAAAAACCAACTTTAATATTTTTTGGAATCGCACTTAATACTGTATATAGTCTGGCGCAGGCATGTATTTTTCCATAACGATATGTATATTCATCAAGTAAATGTTTCCACATATTGTACAACCAAATATAGTTTAAATCTGAGGTGCGAGCCCAAACAGCCGATGGATGATTGATGTGTGAAGCTTTCATCAACGTCACTTCACGATCATCATTCAATCGCCATCGTTTAATCTTACGGTTATTCGCAGTCAAATCATAATATTCTTGTCCGTCTAAAACACGATGCGCCGTTGACATAAGTTGTGCATACTCAATAATCATTTTCACCACATGTTTATCGAGGTGCATTTCTGCACATTCTTTAGGGTTTTTGCTGAGATAAAAGATATTCATTTTGTTTTTTTAATTCATAATATTCACGGGTAAACGCTTCAAACAATTCGAAACACTTTTCACCTCGCATTTGAATTATATGTTTTAAACCCACCAGTGTATTAGCAATATCATCACTTGAAGGATCTTTTTCCATTACATTTTCATAGAGCAATTGAATATCTTCATCCATTCCCCACAAACGAATGATAGCTTGTTCTAAATCAAATTGTGTCATTACCAACTCCCGTCACTAATGTAAAAGTTTATATGTAAAAATAAAAAAGAAACAATGAAGGTATAATCATCCCAAGGATCTACTTGTTTATAGAACCTTGGAATATAATACCAATGAAGTGGATTTATGGGTATACTGATGGTAATACCACTATGTGTAAGATATTTTAGAATTTTTAACATCATAATTTTAGTAATGGTGGGGGCACGGCGAGTATCTCCCGATAGTCTGTTGTTGTTTAAAAGTAGGCAGTCGTGCCACTTCCCCATAACTTAATTAGTCAACGATACTGTCACGAATTTCATTAACGATATCATTTACTTCAGAATCGAACCCATCATTCATAATTTCCTCAACAACAGGAACATCAAACTGAGTTTGAACTGGCGTAGAGTTCAAATCTTTTAGTTTAGTAACAGTGGCTCCTCTGAATTTGACTGTTTTAACCTTAGGTGTTTTAGCTTTCACCGCTTTTGCTTTTGCAACAGGTTTAGCTGCGGCTTTTGCACCACCACGGGTGATTTTTTGTGATTGACCAGGTACAAAATTCGCAGCGGTCACGCCAGCGGATTTCATATACTGTTTCACTTCGCTTACGTTAGTGATTTGGTAAGCAGTCACTTTACGGCCATCTTTGATAGCCTTAACTACACCATTAGCAAAGGTTTTGATATGCCAAATGTATGTCGAAAGACGATACATATGAATTTCATCACCTAGAGTCGATTCGATTTCTTCAATCGTTACAGGCTTACCACTCACCATAACGGTAAGAAGTTTTTCGAAAGGTTTAAGTTTAACAGATTTTACAGTTTTAGTTTTTGCCATAATAAATTACTCCTATTTCATTTAATGAGATTATAGTATACCACAACTTACACTATTTGGCAAGCGATATGTGGATGTTTGCCGATTAAGAAACATAATCCTCGGAACAGAATTCGGCAAATTCTGACCAGGAACCACTAAAAAGAATATTATTATCTTTACTACATCCGGAATAAACAATAACTTTATCCTCAAAAACATGATATTCATATTCTTGCCAAGAATCTTGATTTAGGTCGGTGTGATACAAATAAAATCCACCAACACCATCTTTAAATGCGGCTACCATTTGTGCAGCTAAACAACCCATACCATTAAAAAGTTTTCCTTTTGCACCGGAAGGAATTCCATTTACGAGTTTGCCGTCAAATAAAAATTCAGCAAGTTCTTGTCCGTGACCTGAAGGATAACCATCATATTGACGATACATACAAACTACGGGAGTTTTAACATCATAAACATATGTAAGTGAACGAGTACCCATTAGTTATATCCTTTTTCATAATTTTCAATATCAAGCATATCAGCTTCGAGAATCGCATCTTGATAATTGTTTGCACCGAGCTGAATCACTTCACCTTCAGAATAACAAGCAACATAACATTCTGAAACGGAATCATATTCCACACTAAGTAGAAAATTCATTTTAGTATTCCTCTCCATAATAACCATA